TCAGAACGGTTTGGTCGGCAGATATTTACCATCTAAGGTGATGACCGCACGTTCGCCACCTTCCGGGTCCGCCACTTTCTTAACGTCGAGTTTGAAGTTAATCGCGCTAATAATGCCATCGCCAAATTTCTCATGAACCAACGCTTTCAGGGTTGTACCGTACACCTGCAACATTTCATAGAAACGATACATCGTTGGGTCAGTTGGAATACGGTCATCAATGCAGCCACGCAGTGGAATCATCTGCAACAGTAGAATGGAGTCTTCGTCGAGATCCAGCTTCGCCCCGACCAGGCGGGCGGCGTCGGCAGGAAGCGCCTGCTGACCCAGCAAAGCCGCGGTTACAAAGGCTTCTGCCAGACCGGTGCCGTCGGCAATCTCGGCAAATGAGAGATCTTTTTTAGCTTTGCTGAGCAAAATGGCATCGGCAAGATCAAGACGAATATTGCGGTTAATTTGTGACTGAATCATGGTGGATTCGCGCGCCGGATCCCCCGACTGCACCCAGTTTTTCGGGTAGCGTGTCGAGGCATTGATACCTTCGCGCTGGGCATCAGCATCAAGAATGCAGCCATAGGTACGCAGGCCACGAGCCTGGGTATTCCCCAGCACCATTGTCAGGTCCGGCAGATAATTCTTTTTGACGTCGTTTTCGACGTACTGGCCGGAGTACACCACGATTGCCACATCGCCAAACATCCCCTTGTATGAAACAGCCATACCCAGGTCTTTCACGGCAGTTTCCAGCTCAGAGTTAGAACCACGACGCGTATCCAGCTTCTTCTCAACAGCCTTGAAGGAACGGAACAGCGCCCAGCCTTTCGGATCGAACACAATGATGTTGACCACACCGCTGGCGTTGAGCGCGTAGGCTTCAATGTCATCGGTCGGGTCATACGTTTCTTTGTCGCGGGTTGACCATGCAGCCGCACCGGCCTGGACAATGTTGTTACCAGCGCTGCGGCCCATATCGACTTCAACAGGCTCGAACGCTTCCCCGGTCATGGTGTATTTACCGCTGAGCACCGCCGAAACAGCCTGTTTCTCTTCGACCTGAGCAATCGCCAGCTCTTCATCCTTCATGTTCTGAAGGATAATGCGGCGACGGCGATAGACCGGGTCAGCGAGATTCTGCGGATCCTCATCCGGCAGGCGGCGGAGAGTCATCAGTGGGTTAACTTCGTGTTTCGGCTTCACATAACCCGGCGTGAATTCAGACGTGCTGCCGCCACGGGAGCGGATCACTTTGCCGGAGACAATCGGCGAGACGTAAAGCGCCATATTGACCAGGCCAGGAATTTGCGACAGGTAAACCTTCTCTGTACTGAAGGGATAGGTTTCGCGGAAAAAGATACGCAGGAAAAGCGGATCGAATTTGAATTTCTTCTCATTGACCGCCAGCAGTTGGGCAGTGGTGTAAACGGACATAGATTTTTCCCGTAAAAAAAGCCGCGCAAGCGGCTTTTATGAATGATGATGGTTGTAGAAATGCGGATTAAACGATGCTGATTGCAGTACCGGCGAACGCGTTACGTTTAATGTTGTCGTCGGTGACGGCAGATGGCCAGAGGACATCTTCAATACGGAAAGAGCCAGATTTGTAATATGCCAGTTCCGCGCTGTTCTGGTCTGCGGTTACAGCCAGGATGCCCATTGCCGCGCCAGCATGAGCACCATCCCAGACGGTCAGCTTGCCAGAAGTGGCATCCAGCATGAGCGGCGTCATGGCTGGAGTGGAAGCCGTCAGTTCGCCAGGACCATACGCAGTGTGCGCCGGGTCGCTGTTACCGAGCGGCTGGTTATGTGTGAAAACTTCAGTAATTGCCATGATAGCCTCTTAAACGGGGGTGTTTAACAAATCGTCAGCGGCATCAGAAGATGCGCTACCTGCTTGGAGTGCACCGGGTGCTGTTTCCATCAAACGATCCAGCGCCGTATCGGTACGCATCTGGGCACTTTGCGGTGCAGCAGCCAGAATGCGCTGTGCGCTCTCTACCGTCATACCCGGCGTTTCGGCCAGTGCTCGCGCCTGTGACTCACGCCCTTTAGCCTCGTCGCAGTTCAGGATGCCCATGATGCGACTATTCTCTGCAGCTACTGCTGCAGTAACCTGCGCACTGACATCTACAGGGGCTGCTACGGAAGCAATTGTCGTGTCAACGGTAGTGGCCTGTTCAGCTGATGCAGTTGTCTGAGTTGCTGCCTGGTCAACTGGCTTAGTGGTCACAGCTGATGCAGAAGGTGATGGCATAGTTCCTCCAAGGGTTGTTTTTTTGCGTCTGTCGAGTGCTTCGCGCATCACGCCGAGCGCATCGGTATTGTTAACAAGTTCATCCGCCAGCCCGTTATCCAAAGATTCCTGGCCGGAGAATACTGCCGCTTCGGTGTCCAGCACGTCCTGAACAGACATGCCGGTATAAGCGGAAACCTTTTCGGCAAACATCTGACGAGTGGCATCGATACGCGTCTGGAAATCAGCACGCACATCTTTCGGAAGCTTTTCGTAAGGGTTGCCGTCGACCTTGCGATCGCCGCTGTAAATCAGCGTGACCTCAACGCCGTTAGTTTTGAGCGCAGCGCCATAGTTACTGTGCGCCATCATGACCCCAATGGAGCCGGTTCTGGCCGTTTGTGTGACCAGCCGTCGCGATGCCGAACTGGCAATAAGCTGACCTGCACTGCAGTTCATGTCATTGGCCAGCGCCCAGATGGGTTTGATATCGCGCATACGGGCAATAATGTCGGCGCAGTCAAACGCCCCGGACACCATTCCACCCGGCGTATCCATATCCAGAAGAATGCCGTCAACGCCGGGGTCACTGATTGCCTGCTGCAGGCGAGCAATGATCCCGTTGTAACCCGTCATCCCGGAATAAGGCTGAAGCGCACGGGTTTTACTGACCAGCGTGCCGGAAACCGGCAAGACCGCGATACCATTTGCCACCTGATAGCTGCGTGATGGACGGGGATCCATGTCATCATCCTCACCAAACAGCGCCAGCGGTTCGGCTATTTGTCCGGCATCAAGCGTGATGCCAGAGACGGTATCTGTCAGCCGGGTGATGCCCAACTGGCCAGCCAGCGCGCAAAAGAAAACCCGCGCATAGGCGGGTTCAAGCATCAGCGGCTCATTAAAGGCCATACTGGCAATATGCGGAAGATTACGCAGCTCGTGCGCCATCTTGCTCCTCCTCGTTTGATTTTTTCACTCCGGCCTCAAAAGCTGCAGCGGCCCATGCCGGTGGTTTCAGACCCGCAGCACGACGCTCCATGGTTTCCCGGACCTGCTGGGCAAAAATCTCCTGATAATCATCACCGCGTTTGGCGCACTCTTTTTCATACGTGCTGAGACCTGCCTCAATGAGCATGACGGCCTCCTGTACCTCTTTCAGCCCGTCAATTGCCATTCGACCAGAGCCAATCCAGTTGGCATTCCCCCAGGCTGTTCTCGCCTCCTGGAAACTGAACCGGGCTTTCGAAGGAAGCGTGACCACGCGGCGGACAATCGCCTCTTCAAGCCAGCAAAGAAACATCTGACAGGCCTGTCGGGATGCCACAAACTTGCGACGCCCCATAAAGTACGCCCAGGACTCGTTAGCACTTGCGCGTGCGGTCGAGTAGCTCATCTGCGAATAGTTTCGCGAAAGCTGCTCATACGACACACCAAGCCCAGCGGCAATATAACGCAGCAGGGACTGTTCAAAAGTCGAGTAGCCGTTATCGGTATCCTGCGCCGACTGAAGGTTGAGAGAATCACCCGGCAACAGGTGTGGAACCCTTGCCCCACCCAGGCGAACAGGCGCAGCTGAGTAATAGGACGCCATTTCACCGAGCCAGCCCGTAAGTTTGCTCTGCTGCTCTTTATTATCCGCGCCGAGAATAAAGTCCATCGCCGATTGGGTATCCAGTTCACTCTCGATGGTAGCGGCATACATAGCCTTCACTATCGCGCTCTGGAGCTGGGTATTTTGCAGGGTATCGAGCATTTTCATCTGCTCCATCACGCTGTAAAACGCATTGGCCCCACGGGTCTGTCCATCCTCCATCGGTTCGAATACATGGATAAATGAAGGTCGACCGCCGGGTAGTTCGCGAGGAATGTAGGTCCAGTTCTGCGCCATCCAGCCGGGATAACCATCGTCGCTGACGTAATATCCCAGCGCAGCACCGCTATCATTTATTTTCACACCGGCGCGACAGTTCCGGGTATCACCGATATTATTCGGATTGCTGACGCGCTTCGGACTGACCATTTTGAACTGAGTACGGAAAAGACGCGTTGAATCGCTGTCCCAGGTCGCCTGCGTGCATAATTCACCGTTAAACGCGTGCATGGCCACACCTTCTCGGATCATCATCGTAAACGTTCGCTTACGCTCGGCATCAATCCCGCAAAAGTCGTCCTCGGCATACTCGTTCCAGGCGGCTTCTACATCCCGCGAAAATGCGCGTGAATCCTCCTCATTGATGCCAAGATAGCGCCAGCTCGGTCGATAGCTGAGTCTGAAAAATGACCCGACGATGTGGTCCTGGTGGAGCTGCACGGCGTTTGCCGCATAGCCATTATTTCTGACCAGATCGTCAGCACGGGCATTTCCGCGCGAGAAGTTAGGCAGAAGAGCCGCATCAGCACTTTCGCTTGGTGGATTCCAGCCCCGCAACTGACCACCAAACCCTCCGCCGCCGCCATGATACCCCGCGTATTCCCGGAGGGATGTTTTCCCGTCAGGACCCACTAAAGATGGTATTTTCATACGTAAAACCTTGCAGGCCCCTGGCGTCGTGATGTGGTACCAACCTGAGATTCAAGGTCAGCAATATACTTTTTGAGATCGGTGACTGAGGTAGCTGTAAATTCCACTCTTCGACCGTCTTTCTGTACCGTCGCCACGCGCTTTCCCATCATCAGGTCATGTAACGCAGCGCGCGCGGCATCCAGTTCAGTCTGTGTTGCCATTATTCCTCTCCAGACAATGCCCGCGCGTAATCCGCCAGGGTCTTGTTATTGTTACGGGTGCCTTCTTCCTCCAGCAGGCTGGCAAGAAGTGAATCAAGGTTAAGCTGCCAGCGGGATATGCTTATACGCAGCGCCGCCAGTGCATAAACAAAGCAATCGAGCGCCTCATTTCGTCGTTTTTTGCTGTCCCAGACGATCTTTTTCTTTCCGTCTACCCATTTTTCCACCTGCTCTTCAGCTGTTAGTTGTTGGGCCTCTGTTAGATCGTAGATTTCTGGGTTATTCGGGAAATGAACCGCTCCCGCCAGCGGCTCGTCTCTTTGCGCCACCAGCGTGAAACGGTTATAAATCTGCTCTTTTGCGGTGTCTGTTCCTACCTCTGTGAGGTAAACACCATTCTTGTTACGCTTGCGTGGCATGTTCGCCACCGGCTTTCCATAAACCGACGCCCCCTTTATAGGGATCACACGAAACAGACCGTGTTTTTTTGAGCGGTTGTAGACGATGGTGGGGTCAATACCGCCGATATCCCAGCAGATACGGGATACCGACATTTCCACGCCATTCTTTCGGAGATAGGTTTTGTTAATCGCCTCGTCCACCCTGACGAGGGTCGCTTCATCATCATGACGGCCCATAATGATCTGCCGGTCAATCAGCCAGCTTTCCTCACCGGGCCCCCATCCCCAGACGCGCATTTCATATCGATCCAGTTGGGAGTCGATCCCGGCTGTCAGATAAGCAACACGCTCCGGTACGGATGCCCCGAAGAACTCTTTGCGTTCGGCCATGAGCTCCGCGTCAGGCCGTTCACCAATTTTAGGCTCCCATGTTTCGCCCAGAGTGGTGTTCACGAAGGTTTTACGCTTTCCTGTATCCCCTTTCGTTTTTAGCCAGTCTTTAACGATCTGAACCCAGGTGGTAAACGGGCTGTATGCCGTCCAGATGTGAAACGTCACGCTGTCTGGCGGGTCGATTTCGGTGCCTGTTGATGAAAACCAGGATAAACCGTCGCGCGTCCAGATCCCGGTGGTGTCGCAGATGTAACGAGCTTCAGTGAAATCCAGCTCCTGCTGCTTAATGACGCAGGCATTATGTTCACACAGGTAAAAGACGCTGGAGGGTTCGCCCGGTGTCCATTTCAGCCCGAACGGGGTCTCTTTGTCGCCGAATTTAAGGTACTGCTCTTCACCACAGTGCGGACAGGCAACATGAAAACGCATGAAATGCCCGGACTCGCTGGCAGCACGCTCAATCTGGCAGGTCCCCTTTGTTTTTGGCGTTGAGCCGCGAATAGATTTGGGCCAGACAGACCCCTCAATACGTTTATCACCCAGGAACGTCGGGGATCCCTCTTTCTCAATATCTTCATCGAATGCCGCCAGTTCATCGTAACCGGCGACATCGACCGATTTCTCACGATAGTTTTTCGCCGCTTTACCACCCAGACACCAGAACCCGCGACCGTTGGAGAAGCGTTTCATACTGAGCGTATTGTCCCGGTGCTTTTTTCCATACCAGGGGGCCAGCGCCAGAAGTGACGGAATATCGCGAATCGTCGGCTCAACATGCGACTTCATAAAGTTTTCGGCGTCACCATCAGTAGGCAGCCAGATAAGGGAATTTCGCTGCTTGTGCTGAATAAAATACGCATAAACACCCAGCAACATTTTTGAATAGCCAACACGGGCAGACTTAACAACGTTGACCTCACGTATGTAATCGTTACCCATCGCATTCATGATCGCGCGTTGAAACGGCAACGTTTCCCAGCGCCCTTCCTGGTAGGCCGACTCTTTGGGGAGATAGTAATTATCGTCTGCCCATTCAACCGCCGTTTGCGGCTCAGGTCGGTACAGCGAAAGTAGACCCGCGCGCGCAGAGTGCTGCAGCCCCTTAACCTGACTGTTCGATATATTCAC